GCTCGATGGCTTGCTTGATAGCAGTGTCTTGAGCGGATTGAAAGCCAGTAAATCCACCAATGCGAGCGAGAGGATCTTGTCCTCCACCAAGCGAGAATCTTGGTCCTTTTACGGTCTCAAATTCTGGCTTACCAATAGGAGGGGGAGTAGGACCGCCAAATTTCTGAGTTCTGTCAGCAGCAATAGCTTCTTGCGTTTTTCTTGCAAGAAACTCATCTGACTTTTGAAGTTCAATTCGTCTTTCTGCTCTACGAACTGCTCTTTGAGCGCGATCTGTAAATGATTCTGTTGGTTGAGTTATCCCCTTAAGAGCTTCAGCAGTAGCTGTTACTCCAGCGGCAATACCGGGAGCAGCGAGTGCTTTTATAATTCTTAACTGTTCATCAAGCAAAGTGTTAGCTTTAGCTAGAACATCAACATCATCTTTTGATATTAGAGTACGATTTGAAGTTGTACCATAATCACCTAAAGCTGCTCCAGCAACTTTAAGCTTCAATCCGTACAATTCAGTCATTGCAGCGGATGTTTCTGCTGACCTTCCAGAGTTCTTGTAAGCTTCAGCAACTTTAACTGCTCCATCAATCGTTGAGATTTGAGAGTCATACAACTGATCAGTTGTGAATCCCAACGCTTTTAACGTCTTGATAGCATCTTCATCGCCAGAAGTTGCTTTCAATCTTGTCTGTTCAAACTTGCTTAGAACTGAACCAAATTTATCAAAAGTCACGCCAGTTTCACCAGCAAGAATCTGAAGCCTCTGAACTTGATCGGTCGTCAGATTAAGTTGCTCTGATAAATCTGAAATCTCATCAGCCGCTTGGATTACATTCTTTGTAAACGCTCCGATTGCAGCAACCGACAAAGCCGCTCCAAGCTTACCAGCCACAGCAGACTTAAAGCTAGATCCAAACCTCTCGCCAACGCTCTGAGCGCGTTTAACACCCATCTCAAACGCACTGGCATCAAGACCAAGCTTAACTAGAAGAGAGAGAACACCCATATCAGTTTGCGTTCTGGCTTTGCCAAATGGCTTCGCTTTGATCGTCCCACAACTGGACCTGACCCATCATCTCTGCGTGAGCTAGAATCAACCTCTCAGCGTCACCAATCGGCATCTTGATAGCGTCATCGGGTCCAATACCGATGTTCAAACATCCAACCAGAACCCGTTCCGGCCATGGCATCGCGGGACGCTTTGATTTGGTTCCGGCTTCTATCAACACTTCGGGAGCGGTTGACTGGTCTTTCAGCCACAACTGGAACTTCTCGGATTCTGCAAGCAGATTTAGCTTGGCGATCCGCTTTCCCCACAACCACAAGACAAGATCCTTCCAGACTGACTTGATGGATCGAATGGATTCTAGCGGAGACTGTGAGCAAACAACCACAGCCTCCACTAGATCACTCGAAGTGATTTCTCCACCGAGAACGTAAGGAGAACCCAACCGCTGCAAAAGAATCGCGTGACCTACAGTGTAGGGAACAAGACGAACCCCAAGCACTGTTGGTGCTGGAGGTCCGGTCTCTGCGAGAATCTTTGCAAGATCGGCCACAGATTACAGAGTAAACGTCGAAGCGTTTCCGGTCAAAGCCGTCGCGTCGAGATACTTCGTAAGCGTCACGGTAACCATGACCTTACCGCTGCTGGTGAACTTAACGCTTCCACCACCGGCATAGACGTAGTTTCCGTCGATAGATCCGCCACCAATGGTCACGCCATCGCTGGAGGCAATCGTCGCATAACCATTGACCGCAGGAAGACCAGCGGCAAGCTTGGCTTGAGCGAATGAAGCGGCAGACGGAATGAACGTCACGTTGAGGCTAATCCGCTCGTTAGCGGACACTTGCGCGACGGTTTCACCGGCTCCGTTTTTAATCTGCTCAACGTCAGCTTCGTGAGTCGCGTCATAACTCTCGATAGTGCTGATAGCACCAGTGGTGAGAGCCACTCCCGCAGGAGTGTAAAGAGTGATCGTTCCCTTCGCTCCATAGACTAGAGCGAGTCCTTTTGATACTGCCATGTTAGTTTGTGGTTAGGTGTTAAATTGCGTTTGCTGCTGCGAAAATTGTCATGGAACGAGTGTAAGTTCTAGCTCTTTCGCTAGTGTCATTAATTCCGAAGTCAGTTGGAATAACAAACTGAGCGTTGAATCCTCCAGACGGATCTGTGTCGTCTGTGTTCAACTCCGAGATGTTGCCGTCAACGTAGAGATATTGCAGGAGATTCTCGAAGATTTGAACAACAGCGAGCAAGTGAACCTCTGACGTATCATCCGCGCTTAACTGGAGAACCGCTGAGACATCAAGTTCACAAGTGCGGTCCAACGGATGCACCGGAACCGCAGTCGATGCGCGGACTACAATGCGCGGAAAGTCCGGCATCCGGTCTTCAAGATCGGCATCCGCGAACGCACCGTGTCCGTAGCTGGTGAGGCAAGCAGGAGTCCCAAGCGGAGACTCTGACCAGTCTTGAGCGGCCAGCCAGTCAGCAAGAGCGCGTTCAGTGCGTAGAGCTACAGCGTTCATGTTACGGTTACTCCATGTTTCTCCAGCACTTCTGCGGCCTCTTCCATCTTGGCTCTAATGTGGATCTCAAGCTCTTTGGCTTCGTCATCGTAAGCTTGCTGCATGGCTTTAGCATAGATGGCGTTGACTTTACCGATCTGGTTGTCAGCCAGACCGATGTTCATACGAACGTGCGAGTGCGGAGAGATGCCAGCCTTCGCGTTGTAGGAGTAAGCAGACGATCCACGATGCACCGACACATTCTCACTCGGCAGACCGTATTGGTTGGCTAGATTCAACAACGCTTGATTAGCTGCAATTGAACGAACACCAGCGGAACCTTTGCGAGCGCGTCGAGTGCCGCCAAATTGCGTGAACGATGGAGACAGTTTCTTGATACCTTTGACGACGCAAGACTTGAGATAACCAACGGAACCAGCAGCGCGACGACGCAAGCTTGCTGCGGCTTCACGCATCTTCTCACCGTAGAGACCTTCCTTACCGGCTTTCTTGTTCTTGGCTTGAGCAATTAAGTGGACCACTCGCAATTCACGCGAGCGACCAACCAGCTTTCCGGTCTTCTTGTCACGCCTACGCTCTCCAACCGGACGGTTGAAGTAATCCAAGATCTTGTTTCTCGCAGCTTGCGGTGACTTCGGTGGAAGCAAGCAATACAGACGCAGCAATAGATAGAACGTGCGAGCGTTGATTGCTTCAGCCAACGACCGTTTGGTTCTCGGTAGGTATTCTCTCCAAGCAGCAGAGAATCGAGTTGTGTCGACTACAACGGTGGGAGTCATTTGGTTTTAGCTCCTAAGTCCAGAACGTAATACGCACCGGAACCATCGCGTCGAGCGGACATAATCCGCAGTTGTCGTCCGTCGTAGGTCACCAAACGACCCACAACCGGAATCATTTTACCGAAGGTCAGCAGCAAGCGATCTGTGTTCTCTTGCAAGATCAAGCTGCCGTTCTCCTGCAATAGCCGGTCAGCGTTTGAGCCAACGTCACAAGACCACACAGAAGCGTCAACGGTTACAAGAGTTGAGTCAACCAACCGCCAATCAGCCAGTTTCACCAACAACCGGACTTGGACGTTATCTTGGAAACCACCAGAGATTACCGAGTTAGTGTCAGTGATTGCAGCGGGAAGACAACGCACCAGCACTCCCTGCCAGAGAAACGACGGGTTCCCCATCGCGCTCTGAAGCACAGACATCCCCAACTGGAGACTGGTGGCGATTAGATTCACGCTGTGAAGTAAACACCGGAGACAACCAATCGTGAAGTGGCTTGAAGCTGTGAAGCCATGCTGGAGGTATCTCCGTTTTCGTAGTGGCTCAACTCAGCGTATTGAGTCCCACCAACTGCAAGACCAATCACAGAGGTCTTGGCTTGAGTGGTAGCGTTATCTAGCCAGACCGAAAGCGAAGCGTTGTAACTCACCGCATCAGGGAGTCCCAATCGGAGGTTTCCGGTCGCGCTTCCACTGACCGAGTTGATGGTTAGGTCAACCGTGAACGTAGAGACAAACCCGATGCTGGTATGTCTAGCAGTGTTGACCGTAAAAGCGAACGTGCGACCACCACCGGAATCCACCAGAGTGGGAACCCACGTTGCGGGAGCAGTCAGCGGCAGAGCGGCGTAAATCTCATCGAAGTTGGCGTTCGCTTTGATCCAACTTGCACGGAGCGTATCTCCATTGTTGTCGTTTGCGGTTGATCCGACATTTATGACTTGTTGAGACATATCAATCCTTCGGCAATGCGTACCAACCTTCAGACAGCGTTATACGGTTTCTAGAGCGCACCGAAACACCGTCCGCACCTTTGACCCACACTCGCGCTTTGACGCTCTCAGCGAGCCTCACCGGCTCACCGTGAGGCACCATAACAACGCGAGTCCCACAGCCACAGCTACCCACCAGCGCGGTCAATGCGATCCAGCAACTTAGCTTTAAGCTCTTTGTCTGGTTTTGCATCTTCAACGGTAGGTGGATTTTTCGCCAGACCAGTCAACCACTTCAAGAGAGCGGTGACGATCTGCTCGATGATGTTCACTGCGGCTTTTTGTCAGCGTCCTTCGCAGCAATCAAGCCGAAGCCAACGGTTACCGCAGCAATGGTCGCGGTGAGATCAATGTTGGTCGTCGGGTCTCCGTCAAAGAGAGCTTTGATGGCTCCACCAACGGCAACCATGATTGCGCCAACACCGGCAAGAGTAGTTTTCCAGTTCATTTCTTAATGGCTTTGTAGAGTCCAATTGCAGCGGCAACAAAAGCCAACACAGCGGCTCCGAGTTGAAACCACTGTGTTAGTTGCGGGATGAATGAAACCGCACCAGCAGCGGCAGCGGTCGCCAGAGAGATTCCAACTCCACTGCTGTTGTTGGTGTCAGTTTGCATTACTCGGATTTCGGTTGAGCGGCGGGACGATTTCCACCGGCGGCACCCACGGCAGCGGCAGACTCACAACCGGCGGATTGATCTGGTTCTGGATTTGGAGCGAGACGTTCGCTTCGATGGCCGCTTGATCGACTCCGTTGGCGTAGCACCAACCGAGAACCTGATCCTGCGTGAGGTCAGGGTACGGAGTGAAGCTACCAGTCGGAGCCGGAAACGACGAGGAGCCGTAGCAAGTGCCGCTGTAGCTCTTCTCGGTGTCTCCGCTGCCGGTGGTTTCGGTGCCGTTGCAACGCCAGTCGGCGGTGATTACAACGTCCGTGAGTGAGCCTTCGGTGGGTTTAACGAGAAGGCGTTCGATGAGCCAGAGGATGGTCATATTGGTATAGGTTAGGCGACTTTGACGATGATCCGCGCACGGCCATCAGCGTCGATGGCAATGACTTTTCCCACGGCGATTTGGTACTGCTCGAAGGTCGGGCTGGTGACAGCGATACCTTTGATTCCAGTGCCATCGACAACCGGCACGATGTAGTCACCAGCCTTTGCTCCAGTGACATTCACAGGAACCTGACCGGCAAACGCGATACGATCAACAAGCTGGCGAGCGGCTTCAAGCGCATCACCTTCCAGATCAACGCCCCACTTGTCGTTTCCGACATACGAAGGATCGGTTGATTTCACAACGAACGAAACAGCATCAGCGAATACATTGGTCAGCTTGCCGTTAGCGTCGATACCAGCGACATCGCCCTTAGCGATAACAAAGTCGCCGGACTTAGTCATGTATTCGGCGTAGTCAGCACCGGAGGCGTTGAGGGTTCCAGCCGCGCTAATTGACCTCAAGTTTCCAGAGTCTTTGTTTACGACAACAAGACCACCTGCGCCTGCGCCCGTTGCTACACCGTTTACTGTACCACTTCCGGGACAATAAAAAGCAGAGTTCGCAGAGCTTCCGGTGCCGAAGACTTCAAAACTTTTGCCATCTGCAACTGCTCCAGTAACCTTAAAAACAGCACCAGCAACAGCAGTAGCTGTCCCTACCAGCAAATTTCCTGACGAATCTACACGATAACGTTCAGTTCCGCCCGTAGTGACAGCAAACGTGTCTGCCGCAGGATAATAGATGCCGGTGTTTGTGTCTCCGGTCGTCGTGAGGGCGGGAAGCAGTGCAGTGCCAGCAGCAAACGTGGACACACCAGTCACACCAAGCGTCGTCCCCACTGTAGCCGCGCCGGTGATGGTGGCGGAGGCGAGGGTGGCGGTGGGACTGGTAGCAAGAAGCTGGTTCAGCGTAACCTTCTTAGTCGTACCAGTAGCTGCCATTGACGTATCTGAAACGTCAACGATGACCAACGGATCATTTGCCGGATCGCTTGAAGTCGAGATCGACGTTAGTGCTGTAATCTTAGAGTCGGCCATAGTGTAAAAGCGTTAATCTGTTGAGAGACTGAAAATGATCTTGGAAGTGCCGTCCTCTTGCAGGACGAATGAAGTGCCGTCCTCCTGCATCATCCAGCGGTCTATTGCTGGATAGATGACCTCAATTACGTCATCTGACGTAGAGAGATTGAGTGACAGCGCAAGTGTCATGTTTAAGCGCGAGCCAAGTAAGCGATCACCGCACCGCTAGTAAGCTGGAACGATGAGATTTTGCCAACGATAGTAAATCCGGCAGGGATTGTCGTTCCGCTCCAAGTACCAGAAATTCCAGTGCCGGAAATGCTGGTGAAGACAGCAGCGGACACAATCTGCAACGCAATGTATCCAGCGGACTGTGCAGTCGTTGCGGTTACCAGAGCGAATCCCTGATGTCCCATCGAATCCTGCGTTGCAATATCGGTTTGAACGGCCATTTTGTTTTTCGGTTAGAGGGGAGGCCACCGGAACTTTCCAGCAGCCTCCCCAATTTAAACGGTTAACCTTTACGAACTTTCGGTGCTAAAGCTCCCTGTATCCACAGTACGAGTTTGCCTCCTTCGGGAACAGAAGCAGTGTTGAAATTAGTGCGTTGGAGATCCGCGCTAACTTCGGGACCAGATACCAGCTTAGTTTTGCCGGTCTTGTCCACTGCTATGGTGGTTGCGATACGCATATCCTTTAGGATTAAGCGGTGATCAGCACTTCGGCTTGCGTCTTATCAGCAGCAGCAACACCAAACATGATGTCGTAAGAAGCCATGTGGCTGCGGGTCGAGCGGCTGTACCAAACGGACAGCAAGACCGACAGACCGTTAGTAGACTCAACAGTGCGCTGCTCAACGAACTCACCAGCGATCATTCCAACCGGCAGACCGCTCGCAATCGCAATAGCGTCCTGACCGCAAACGAAGCCAGCGGTGTTAGCAATAGCACCAGTCCAGTCGTTCTGCTCCAAGATGTTGTTGAAGCCGAAGAAGCCGTTGTTCAACGGACCGAAGCGAGCATCAGGGAAGGTGTTGGCAGCAGCAGAGAACTGCAAGCGAGCCAGATGTCCACCATCCAACAACAAGAGCTTCTGGCGATAGTTCTTAGCGAGAGCCAAGATCGCAGGGAGATCCGAGGTGTCGAAGTTGGCAGCAGTGCCAATCGTAGTTCCCGCACCGTAATTTGCCGCAGTCATCACAGCGGTGATCTTCTTGGAGATTCCAAGAGCGAAGACATCAGCAGAACCGGCAGCGAGATCGGCCAAAGCAAAACCCTGATTTAGCTCAGCTTGCGTGACAGTGAAGAGCTTGCTGATCTGGTTAACAGTAACAGCGGTGGCATCCAACTGAGAATCATTGCTGGTCTCAAA